CAAGATCAGCCTCAAGGGGATCATCGGTCAGATGAAGGGCGGCGCACAGACATCGGCGGCTCCGGCAGCTTCCGCGGCAAGCGGCCTCAAGGGCTTGTTCTCGAAGGGCGCTAACGTTGGCGTTCGCCATGGCGGCGGTTCGGTTGGTGCCTCTGGGGCGATGACCTTCGTCAATCCGGCTGTCTTCAAGAATGCGCGCAAGTTCCATACCGGCGCCAATGAGATCGGCGGCCGTCGTCTTCTGCCTGGTGAGGTTCCGATCATCGCCAAGAAGGAAGAGGGCATCTTCACGCCCGAGCAGATGCAAGCGATCGGCGCCGGCCGCGGTGGTGTCACTCAGGCGATCAACATCAGCGCGCCTGTCACGGTCAACGCCAATGGCGGCACGCCGGCTCAGAACGCCGACCTCGCCAAGCAGACCGCAAAGGAAATGGAAGGCTCGCTGCGCGGTATCGTGGCCGATGAAATGATCAAGCAGATGAAGCCTGGCAACATGCTGAACAACGGAAGGAAGAGCGCCTGATGGCCCTAGATACATTCATCCCGCCAATCGATCCGTCGCCGAGCACCGGCCGGAAGGTGGAGTTCAAGATTCTCGAGGCCGACTTCGGTGACGGCTACAGCCAGCCGACACGTCAGGGCTTCAATCATCGCCGGCGCACCCTGACGATCGGCTGGGACGGCCTGATCGATGACCATGCCGATGAGATCACCTTCTTCCTGTTCGAGAAGGGCGGCACGGAGGCGTTTTACTACCAGCCGCCGCGCGAGAACACGCCGGTCAAGTGGACCTGCAAGGAATACACTGACGATGTGCAGTCCAACAGCCTGCGCAAGGTGAGCGCGACGTTCGTCCAGAGCTTCACCCTGGAAGTCTAATCAGCGATTACTGACATTTCCCCTTTAATGTCAGTAAAAACTGACTTACAATTTCGGTTCAATCCACAAGAGGCTGAAATTGGTCACGATCTATCAAACCGCGCAGAGCCTAAATCCCGGCGAGATCATTTCGCTGTTCCGCATCGACGTGTCCTCGGTTGGCGGCGGCATCCTCTATTTCGTTCAAGGCGCGGAAACTGACAAGAAGATCAAGTTCGGCGGTATCGAGTATCAGCCGATCGACGTAGAATTCGATGGCCTGGAAGTAACAGGGCAGGGCGCTTTGCCGAGCCCGACGCTTCGCCTGTCGAACACCGATGGTATCGCTCAGTCGATGATCAACACCTTTGGCGACCTGCTTGGTTGCGAGGTGCGACGCATCCGGACCTTCAAGAAGCACCTTGATGGTGAAGTCGCCGCCGAACCTTCGGCCTTCTTCGGTCCCGATGTCTTCCTTGTCGAGCGCAAGGTCACAGAGAACCAGGTCTACATCGAATGGGAACTGTCGGCTGCGATCGACCAGGAAGGCCGGATGATTCCGGGCCGCCAGGTCATTCGTGACACCTGCCTTTGGCGCTACCGCGCCTGGGACGCCGGCAATGTCCGCTTCGACTACTCGAAGGCCCAATGCCCATACACCGGCGACGACTACTTCGACGAAAACAACCTCCCAACCACAATCTCAAAGGACCGACCGTCGAGGACGATCGCCTGCTGCAAGCTGCGCTTCGGTGAAGATGCGCCGCTTCCGTTTGGCGGCTTCCCAGGCGCCGGACGTGTGCGCGCATGATCATCACTGACCAGATCCGCAAAGGTGCTCGTGAGCATGCACGAGCCGAATATCCGCGCGAGGCGTGCGGCCTCGTGGTCAACGATTTCTATATCGCCTGCCGCAATGTTGCGGAGGATCCCGAAAACGACTTTGCGATCCATCCGCAGGATCAGCTCCGGGCGATGAAGCGCGGCAAGATCCAGATGGTCATCCATTCGCACCCGAATGGTCCGCTGACCCCGACACAGGCCGACATGATCGGCCAGATGAAGATGGGCGTGCCTTGGGCGATCGTTCCTCTCGACGAGGATCGCATTGGCGATCTGGTCATCTGGGGCGACGACGAGGTTATTCCGCCGCTGATCGGCCGCCCGTTCGTTCATGGCGTCACCGACTGCTATTCCGTCGTGCGTGACGCCTACCGCCTCGGCAAGGACAAGCTCGCCGAGCAGGGCATCGAATGGCCGCTTGATCCGATCGACATCGGTGAAGTGCCGCGTGGCGACCAGTGGTGGGCAGAAGGTCAGGATCTCTACTCGAAGTTCCGCGACTTTGGCTTCCGGCCGATCGATTTCTCCGAGATCCGTCCGGGCGACGCCTTCCTGATCAAGGTGCATTCGAAGGTGCTGAACCATGCCGGCGTGCTGATCGGCAATGGCCTGATCGTCCAGCATTTCCCCAACCGTCTGTCCTCGCGCGTTCCTGCCGGCCTCTGGGCTCGCAACGCCGACGTCTGGCTGCGTCACGAGTCGTCCAATGCGTAAGATCTACCTGCACGGCGAGCTCGGCGACCGCTTCGGTCATGAATTCAATCTCGACGTCCAGACGGCGACCGAAGCTGTGCGGGCGCTCGGCGTCAATTTCCGTGAGTTCGCCGGCGCCATTCGTGAAGGTGAGTTTCATGTCATCCGCGGCGACCTCGAGACCGGCATCGATCTCGATGAGGAAATGTGCGTCGGCTTCAACCTCGGCAATCAGCCGCTGCACATCGTGCCGGTTATCGCCGGCTCCAAGAACAACGGGTTGATGAAGATCGTGCTCGGCGTGGCGCTGATTGGCGCCGCGTTCCTGATCCCTGGTGGCATGGCGGCCGCTGTTCCCTTCACAGGCGGCATGCTCAAGGCCGGCAACCTCGCAATGATCGGCCTGGCGATGGCCGCCTCGGGTGTCTCGACCATGCTGACCCCTGAGCAAAGCTCTGAAAAGTCAGAGGAATCTTACATCTTCTCCGGCCCTGGCAACAACTACGACCAAGGCTCGACCCTCCCGATCGTCTACGGCGAAGTCATCACCGGCGGTGTGATGATCTCGGCAGGCATCGATATTGAACAGCTCGGAAAGTAACGAATGTCTTATCACTTCAGGTTCGGTGAACTCATCCGCGGCTCCAAGGGCGGCGGCAAGGGCAAGAGCGGCAGCTCCGGTTCGGACGCCAGCAACACGCTGCGCTCGAAGGCGCGCGCCCGTATCATCGAGGTGATCTCGGAAGGTCCATGCGAAGGCATCGTTGGCGGCGACAAGGGTTTCTATTTCGAGCAGACGCCGGTCAAGAACGAAAACGACACCTTCAACTTCAACAATGTCGTCTGGCAGGAGCGGCTAGGCACACCCGATCAGGAACACCTGACCGGCTTTGCGATGGCCGAAGTTCCTTATGACGTCAACGTCGAGGTTAAATTCAACACAGGGCCGGTGACGCGCACCGTCAACGAGCCGAACGCCGATGCCCTTCGTGTCATCGTCAATATTCCAGCGCTCGCCGCACAGGACAAGAAGTCCGGCACGCTGAAGACCACCAGCCTTTCCTACGCCTTCGAGGTTCGCTCATCTGGCGGCCAGTGGACACGCGTTCTTACTGAGAACCTGAAAAACCAGAAGACCACGTCGGCCGTCCAGCGTGCGCACCGGCTCGAGCTTCCCCTCGGCGGTTGCCCCTGGGACGTGCGCATGGTGCGCCTCACGGCTGACAGCGCCGACGAGCGCCTGCAGAACTCGACCACCTGGGAGGGCTATGCAGTCCTTATTGAAGGCAAGTTCATCTATCCGAATTCCGCGCTCATCGCGATGGAAGTCAACGCTGAGGACATGGGCAACTCCATCCCGGCGCGCTCCTACCGCTACCGCGGCCGCATCATTTCGGTGCCTTCGAACTACGATCCGATCTCGCGCACCTATACCGGTGTCTGGGATGGCACCTTCAAGCAGGCATGGACCAACAATCCCGCCTGGATCTTCTACGACATCCTGATCAACGATCGCTACGGTCTTGGCGAGTTCATCAATCCGGCGACGATCGACAAGTGGACGCTCTACCAGATCGCTCAATATTGCGACGAGCTGGTGAAGTCGGGCTTCAAGACGCCTGAAGGCGTCGACATTATGGAGCCGCGCTTTACGTTCAACGGCGTTCTCCAGTCGCGCACCGAAGCCTACAAGGTTCTGCAGCAGATCACGACCACCTGGCGCGGCATGTGCTACTGGTCGCTCGGCCAGATCTTCGCCACCGCCGACATGCCGGCCGACGTCACCAAGAACGTTTCGCCTGCCAATGTCATCGGCGGCGAGTTCAACTATTCCGGCACTGCCAAGAAGGCTCGTCACTCGGTCGTGCTTGTGACCTACAA